AAGCTGACCCCTCAGTGTGGAGTGCCGCCCGTCTCTTAAGATTACCCAACACAGAAAACAGAAAGCCCAAAAAAAGGGAACAAAGATGCAAGACTCATCCAAGGAACAATCAAACCTCAAGAGTGGAACTGGAATAAAAAATCCGGAATCGAAGACCTTAAAAGAGATGACTATCTCCATGACTTCAATCCCAATACTCACCCAGACATTGATACAAAGACAGTACTCAATGAATGTGCCTTTCTCAAATGGACCCGCGAAGCTCCAGGTGAAGTACGAGAGCCTCACTATTACGCTGCAGTTTCTATCGTCTCCCGAATGGAAAATGGACCGACACTCTGTCATAATCTTGCGGAGTCTATTCGATCGAGCGGCTCGGACTCTTCTGTCGCTAGCTTCTCGGAAGGAGATATCTCGAGAAAAGTTCGACAGTCACTTGAGGCAAGTGGTCCACGGACTTGTAAAAACGTGCAAGCTATCTGGGGGGGATGTCAGCAATGTCCTCAGTATGGTAAAGTTAACTCCCCGATTACAATTAAATCAGACGATTTCATCGCCACAAAGAAGACGGGGTTCTATTTTCGGAGCAAAAAAGGCATTGTACCCGATTACTCGGGCCTAGCCCAGTACTTCGACAAGCAATATCACCACAAGACTAATGGTGAAAATGGGCTGATTTATATCTGGGCAGACAATCACTATCAAGTAATTTCAAAGGATGAAATGTTGGCGTTTGCTCATAAGCATTTTGATCCGAAGCCTGCTTCGAGAATCAGAGAAGAGTTTTACAAATGGGTCAAGGCTACGAATACCATTAAAAATAGCTTTTTTAACGAGAACATTGATGGTTTGCTTAACTGCAAAAATGGGATTTTGAATCTAAAAACCAAAGAGTTGATGCCGCATTCACCGGAGTACGGATTCAAATACTGTCTTCCGTATGACTATGATCCAGCGGCCAAGGCTCCGCGTTTTGATCAATTTATGGATGAGGTAACCGGGGGGGATAATGATAAAAGAAAAATTCTCGAAGAATTTGCAGGCTATGCAATTTCAGGCGATAAGTGCTGGATTCACAAGGCCCTACTTCTTTGTGGAGACGGGCGGAATGGAAAATCTACTTTTATCGAAACCCTACAGTTGGTGGCAGGGGACAAGAACTTTTCCAATGTGGAGTTGGAAGATCTTAAAAACGAAAATAACCGTCAGCTCCTTGAAGGTAGATTGTTCAACGTTGCAGAGGAAATTTCCCACAATGATATGCGCGAGACAAAAGTCTTCAAAAACTTGGTCGCTGGCGGTAGAACTCGGGTTAAACTCATGTGGCATCAGCCTTATTCTATCGAGAACCGCGCGAAATTAATTTTCGGATGTAACAAAATCCCGTCCAGTACCGATGTTTCCTATGGGTTTTTGAGTCGAATGATTATTGTGAACTTCGATCAATTGTTCGATGGTGATACAGCCGATAAATTTATTCGTGACAAATTAAGCCTGGAGCTTCCGGGGATCTTAAATATTTTCTTGGCCGGATACGATCGACTCAGCAAGCACCGGGTGTTTAGCGAATCAGAGGCAGTGAAAAAAGCCGTCGAAGAGTATACCGAAGAAACGAACATCGTGAAATATTGGATCTCTGAAACTGAGACCGTGAAGGTTTCGCCGCTCAATGGCAAAGATCATTTTACTACTACCGACGATCTGCACCGAGAATTTCTCCTATGGGCCCATGGCAAAGGGGATACTGAAAAGAAGCAGTCAGTCTCAGTCGTGGAGTTTGGCCGATTGTTCCAGGCTGCTGTCACCCATGGCAAAGATCGTTATGATCGCCGGAGGCTTGGGGATAGTGTGCGAAAGCGTGGTTATTGGGATGTTCAACTTATTAAAATGGACAATTAATGTGTGGCCCAGATACGAGGGGTATTCGGGCCAGATGTTGCCCAGATGCCCAGATGTGGCCCAGATGATGACGCACCGAAGTGGGCCATCAAAAGATAAAGTATTCCAATGAGTTGGAAGGAAATGGCCCAGATGGACAGATCTTTTCTTAAAATAGATTTATAATATTATATATACCCCAGCTGGAGCGTGGGACATGACACGGTGGGTGCAAACGAGAAAAACGTGTATTGTGAGAACAAATATTTTATACAGATTATCTGGCCCACTGGGACACCCCCACGGTGCGTAGTGTAAAGGTGACTAAAATAGTACAGTAGATAGAACTACCGATTTCGGTAGATAGAACTACCGAAATCGGTAGATAGAACTACACAAAGTGTAAAGAAAGGGAGAGTTCATGGGAGAATATACGATTGAGGAGAAGTTGAGCGCGATTTTGAATTGGGCAAAGGAGAATCCGGATTTCGATAAGAAGTTTGTTGTTGCAGTGCAAGACTATTATGACAACCATCAGCACGTATCAACGCGTCAATCGGATGCCATTGATACAATTATTGCAAAGTGGAGGATAGACGTGGATAGTTACTTCTAAGCGGTTCATTGTGGATGCACTTTCGTTCATTGTCAGTGAACTGACACCGTTATGGAGGAGTGATGCAGGAAACCAGGAACATAAAACTTGTGGCATACTTGAGGTTGCAAGGAACCTATCCAGATAAAGTTACGAAACTCGGAAAAGGTAAAGCTCGGTTTGGTTACAATAAAACTGAGGAAGAATGGCAAGAGCTGCAGCAAGAGTTTGATCGTTCCCCCTATATCCTCTATGGCCAATGTCTTGATGCAGTAACCGATCTAGCCTACTAATCCAGGAGGTTAGTTTGGCAAAAAAGCTCACTGATAAACAGGCAAAGTTCTGCCAAGAATATCTAATAGACTTAAACGCAACGGCTGCCTACAAGCGATCGTATCCAGGTTGTAAGACCGATGGGACTGCTCGAACTGAATCTACAAAGCTCCTAGCAAATCCTAACATCAGAGCCCAAATTGATAAGGCCAGAGGCGCAGTTGAAAAGAGAACGAATGTTACTCAGGATCGAGTGATCAAAGAGATTGCAACCGTTGCATTTTCGAATATTGGATTGATGTGTGATTGGGGAGATGACAATGAGTTGACTCTAAAAGCAAAGAAGGATTTGACGCCAGATCAGATGGCAGCGTTGCAGTCAATTCAATCAAATGATCAATACTATTTAGGTGAAAAGATTGGGACAAGAATTAGCTATAAGAACTATGACAAAATGAAAGCACTTGAACTCTTGTGCAAATACTTGGGGATATTAGATGGATCTGGAGCACGAAAACCAGGCGATAAAGGAGATGTCACGCAAAGACTTCGTGATTCTCTTAGAGCCTTTGTGGGAAAATGACCGTGAACTCGCTTATGAGTATGTTAAGGTACGCTGCTATAAGGACTTTGAGCTTTTTTGCGCAATTTTCTTTCCGCACTACTGCACATTACCTTTTAATGAATTCCATCGTGATACATTTGAATTTTACAGCCACATGCAAAAGGCGGTTAAATCGGTTGATTGTGCTCCACGGGGCTATGCCAAATCGACGCTCAAAACGCTACTTAAGCCTATCCACGATGTATGCTATGGACTCGAGAAATATCTCTTATTCATCTCTGCAACTCAGCGCCAAGCAATCGGAAAACTTAAAGACATTCGGGCTGAGATACTTGATAACGTGGAGCTACGTGATGTTTACGGCGTGGGTTTCGAGAGTAAAAGGCCGGGCACAGAAGCTTTCGAAGTTCTTTCGCCGTTTGGGAAGGTCTATCTACAGACAGTCTCCGCTGGTACGGAAATCCGTGGTTTACGTTACAGAGAATTCCGTCCCACTAAAATTATACTCGACGACGTCGAGGATTCGGACGAAGTCAACAACCCGGACCTCAGACAAGCCCTTTACGAATGGCTCATGGACGTCGTCGCGAACTTGGGAACAAAAGAGACGTCGATAGAGATTGTTGGAACAATTCTCCATCGTGATTCTTTGCTGATGCGCTTGAAGCGTAATCCTGCCTACACCACTCGAATCTATAAAGCTGTGATCGAATGGTCCTCAGCCCAGGATCTTTGGACGAAGTGGAAAAAGATTTACAACCATATCGACAATGACGACAGGGCAGTAGATGCGTTGAAATTCTTTAATAAGAATAAAGCTGCCATGCTCAAAGGGACGAAAGTTCTATGGCCCGAGAAAGAATCCTATTACGATCTCATGAAAGAAGTGGAGGAGAAGGGCAAGCGATCTTTCATGAAAGAGAAGCAAAATGCACCCCTCCCCAGTGACGAAGCTTTATTTGACCAAATTTGGTGGTACTATGAAGAAACTAGAAAAGGCGTACCGGGATTCGTAATCGAGAAGACAGGGGCATTCATTCCTATTGCAGATCTAGAGGCATACGGGGCAATTGATCCAGCGACAGGAGAGGGCTCAGATAAAAAGAAATTGGATTTCGCTTGTATTCCTTCTGGTTACAAACAACACATCGGAGCTAGGGACTGTCGGTTATTTGTCCATAGAGATTATACCAAGAAAGCGAAGCCCACTAAGTACATCCAGGCTATCTTTGAACAAAATGACATAATGGGCTACGTCAAGTTTGTAGTTGAAACGAATTTATATCGCGGGTTGTTACTAGAGAATATTAACCGGGAGCGTAAACTCAGGGAGAAAGAACAGAAGAAAAGTGGTGTCAAAGAATGGTCAATCAAAGTACCTTTCTATGAGATTGAGAACAGAGAGAAGAAAACTAAACGGATTTTCACCCTTGAGCCCAAAATCAATAACGGATGGATTTGTTTCAACCGTGCTTTAGGTATAGATTTTATGAATATGATAGAAGAGTTTCCCAAGTCTGATCACGACGATGCGCCTGATGCTCTCGAGATGCTTTGGGGTTTGGTTAACAATCGATTTAAGCCGAGCGCGATCAACATCGACGTGATGGGAGGCCAATAGGTGGGGAATAAAAGAAATCTTTCAGAATTGGATCCACATATAGATAAAGGTCAGCTTCGTTTTGATTGTCCTGCTTGTCCGGAAAAACATCATATTCTTATTCGAGTCACCGAGGATCAATCTGTTTATGATACTGATCCACATTGCTGGAAAATATCTGGCAAGCTTCCGAATATTACTACACACCCGTCTATTAATTCAGCCCATAAAGGGGATTGTGGATTTCATGGCTGGGTAAAGAATGGTGAGGTAACTTGGTAATGGCAGAACAGCGAAGATTTGCAGGACTAGCAACACGAACACAACTAAGAGCAGCGAACAACCTTGGAACTATTATCCGTCGCACCGCTGGCACCTCTTCTCTTAGGCGACAAGACCTTGAGCTTTTCGATGCCTACTATGAAGCTCGGCAATACGACGGCCTTCCCCCTTGGGATCAGAAAGACAATGCTGATGGAACTTTTATTCCCGTTCGGGAGCGTAAACCTAGGCTTAACTTAAATCTTTCAAAGACTCTTGCTTCACGGCTTGCATCTAAATTGGTGGGGTCGAGAACTTTTCCAGAACTAAAGATAGAAGACGATCCAGAGACTGAAGACCTGATTCGTGCAGTGAAACAAACCTCTAGACTTCGCGGAATGATTGTGGAGCCTATCAGACGCATGTTGATTTCTGGATCAGTGCTCATTCGATTTGCAATCATCAATGGTAAATATAAAGTCGAGCACTACCTTGCAAAACATGTTTTTCCAGAATTCGATGCAGCCGGTGAGCTTATAGCCGCAAGGATTCAATTCGTTTGGGAAGATAAAACAGATTTGAATCCTGAGACAGGCTTACCTAAAAAGAAATGGTTTCGTTTAGATCTTGGTCCTGAGCGCGATATCTCTTATGACACCCCTGAATTTGAAGAGGGTGCAGAACCAAAGTTTACAATTACAGAAGTAGCTGACCATAATCTTGGATTTGTTCAAGCCGAATGGTTCAAGACGGCAGAGATGACTAACTCCATTGATGGCCCATCTCTTATCATGGACGCCCTAGATTTCTTTGACGAACTTAATTACAACGTTTCCCAATCTTCAACCTCCATTGGCTATAACCAAGACCCGCAACTTGTCCTAAACAATATGGACGAGGACGAGATGGAGAAGATGATCC